TAGTCATCATCCTTTAACTTGTTTTTTATGTCAATCTTGTCCTGCCTTGAACCTTCAAACATTTTATCGTTCATTGCTTTTAGGACCTTGTCGTAGGTGTCATCAACCTCTACAATAATTTTACCTCTTTTGTGCAGGATATGAAAAACATCAACCCCAAAAACAATGCTATCCCAAATGCGAAACTTAGAGTAACAATCAAACGCAGTCTCTATCTTTTCATCATCCGTGACAAATCTTGGTTGCCACTTGGATTCTTGCTCAACTGGTTTAATCTCGTTTAGTTTCTGCATCCCATACCTTGCAAAAGACCTAAGTAACCTATGCAGGTACAGGACTGAAAAGTTCTGATAGGTTTCCGATTCCATATCAAGTTTTCCCTTACTTGCTAAATCAAAAGCAAGGGTTAATTCACCAACCTTAATGTTAGGGTATTCATCAATGATAGACTTATACATAACCGATAGTTCCTCTTTATTCGGTATCTTATCTCCCTTTATTCCAAGTTTGTGCATTCCCCTTATAAGTTCATCAACCACAAGAGCAATGCTTACTGTGTTTAACTTTTCCGATGTCCTTGCAAGTTTAAAGCGTTCCAAATCCACTGCTTCGGATTCTGTCAATCTCGGAGAAGTAGTCATGGAGTTCGTTCCGTTTCTCATTATAGATGTCAAAGTTTGACTTAGTGCTTGTTCCATTTTTAGTGTAATTTTTAGAGTTTTTAATCCAGTTTCTTGATGCTGCTTTCCAATCTTTCATAGGGTTTTTTCCTACCTTCCAACCATTGCTCTCATAGTAGTTAAAGAATCCCTCTGCTTCGTTTAGGTTTCCAAGTTCTTCAAAATAGTTCTGAACTTCAAATAACTCAGGTTTTAAAAATCCTCTACCTTTTTGTATTTTATTTCTAATTATAACTTCATTTACATTTTCATTTTCATTTTCCATATGTTTATCATATGATTCACATATGTTAGTCATATGTTTAGATTCACTACCTTTTATCTTGTTATTTCTTCTTGATTCTGAATATCTCTTACGCTTTTCTGCTTCTTCATGCATTCTCTTATTTAAGAATCCTGCATCTGTTTTCTCAAACTTACACCATATATCTTCATCATATGTTCCACATATGTGCAACATATCTTTCTCAGTTAATGAACCATATTGATGCTGCATACAAAGAAGAGTAATGTATTTACCTACTTGCTCATAGGTCATTCTGCGTACTCCAGTCAAAAAATCAGAAGTATAAAAAAGCACTGCAGGGTCTTTTGCCATAAATAAAAAAAGGGGATTCAGGTGTAGTGTGTTTACCCGATTCCCCATTCTTGTCTGTTCTTACAAACAAGCATTTGCACACTACCTCAAATGCTTGTCTACTTTGCAAAGATACAAAATTATTCATTTGTACTCTCTTTTTTCTTGACTCGTACCGCATAAGTTTTACCATCAACTCTGCTTGTAACCTTTCTACCAACCTGCCTCAAGTCGCTAATCTTATTAGGAGGATACCCCATAAAGTTACACACGCACTTTCCTGACCTAAAAGTGACTGCCTTTTTCCTGCGTTGTTCAATGTCCTCAATGCTAAGGTCATAGACAAGGTACTCAACTGCATTCTCTAAGTGAAATGTTATGTCTCTCATTTGAATTTAATTTTAATCATTAGAGCAATTGATGCTAACAAATGGATTATGATTGCAACTGGTATTGAGACCAAGATGAAATAAACCCACTCAAAGATTCTTTTCATGTTATTTAATTAATTTGTTTAAAGGAATTAATACCATTTCTGACCTATTGTTATCTCCACCATTTTTAACTTTTCCTTCTTTGTAGCATTCCCGTGCAATTGCTTTTAACTCATTTATCTCAATAAAAAATATCCGTAAATGATTATACAAAACAAATGCCCAATAGTCTGCCTCGGTTGTGCTGATACCTGATGGATAACCTTTGTATCTAAATTCTACCGCTATGTTTCCTGTTAGGTGTGCAAGTCTATCTGTCTTAACTTCTATTTTCTGACCTCCATTTAGAAGCGATAATACGACACCTTCTCCATCGTTTCCAAAGCGTAAATCTATATCAAAGTTCTTTTGTAGGTGTCCAACTAACATAGGCAAAAATTATGGTGAGGTCATTACAACCCCACCATTGTAATCAAATTAAAAAGGCAAGTCTTGGATATCCTCTTGCTTTTGAGGTCCACCAGTAGTCATAAATTTAGCATTACCAATGATTGTTCCTTTCTGTCCTTTCTCCCGTTCTTCTTTGGTGATGGATTCTACGATAAAACCATTGTTTCCGTACTGGTCCACCTCTTCCTTTAGGAATAAGGTTGCGGACAAATATTGTCCTTTTTTACCCTTGTACAATCTTTTAGGGTCAATTTTACTTACATCAATGTTGAGACTGATTAACTTTTGCATATTTGTTTTTATTTACTGAGTTGAATTTTGAAGGTTGAAGTTACTGACTTAATCGGTAGGTCTCCCTTATGGTAGGTCTTTTCTTTGTCTTCTATCTCCTTTTGCTTTTCCTTTAAAGTGCTGATTTGCTCTTCAAGTTCGGACCAACCTGGGAGGTCTGAAAAGTCATACTTTATGCTATCCATTTGAGAAACGGATGCCCCAAGTACCTCTGCTTTTCCTTTAGGATGCTTCATAAGTTCTGCAAGAACATTCTCGGTAATTCGGGATTTTACCGATTTAATCAATTGTTCTAAACTATTGAACTTGATTGCCAGTTCTAAAGGGTCAAGCAGTCCATCGTTGACTTGTTCTTGGATAGCATCTGCCATTAACTCAATACCAAATTTAGTGGGGGCAATATCCCCCACTTTGATTTCATTAACCTTTAAGGAGTTCATTTTTTCTTTCTTTTAGTTGGTCCTTGATAAATTTGTTAGTTTCAATCTTGTGCTTATTGGCATCGTAGACCTTTTTAAGTTCTACAATGTTACTCGCATTCTTAATCGCAATTGCAAGTTTTCCAATAGTCAACTCGGCATCTTCCTCAATAACCTCTACTGATTCCACTTCCATTTGTGGTAGTGCTTCAACCATTGTCTGCAATGCCACTGTGGTTGCATTAGGGATTGATTCTGCCTCTGATTCATCCAAAACACCCAATCCTAACAAGTCAAGCGTTGCCCTCCGCTTTGCCTTTGTTTCTGCCTTCATAATGGCATTGGCATAAGCCTCACCTTTGAGACCTGCGATGTTTACTGCCCCGATTGATTCCGTACACCTACCATCAGGAAGGGATGCCTTGCTTGTTACAATGTAAACCCCTGCTTCCGCATTTGTGTCTCTTGTTGTAATCAAGTGAGAAACTTTATGCAACTTGTTAAGTTGTTGAGTTCCCGACCTTGTGCAATAAAGGACCTCCTTGCCGTTAAGTCTTAGAATGTCAAAAGGTTTTGTAAATGGGTCTAATCCCATCCTTTCGCAATACCCGTTATAATACCTCACCTTGTCGTTTGCCGACAATTTCGATAAGTCCCCCTGCAAGATTAACTGGTTCGCAATAGAGGTTTGCTGGTTTTGATTCTGTTGTTGTGTCATTGTTTTGTGATTTAATGTGATATGGAAATGGTCGTTCTATTTTAAATGGTGTATTTTCTTTCATCGGAGAAATATGCGATATGTAAATTTCCCAATCTCGGACACTTTTAAGTCCATAAAAGTAATACCACTGCCTTCTTTGTCTTTCAATCCCTTCATAAGTCCGTTGCGGGAATGCGGTTGCTCGGACTTCACCTTTGACCGTTAGGGTCATTTCAATTCTTTCAGAAGGCATAATCTTCCTGCTTTAGTTTATCCTCTGCATATTTTTGGATGCACTTTTGTTCTACCAATTCATAAACATCCCTTTTGAATTCGGGTTTGAGATTAAATACATACCACCCTGGGAAATTAATATACCTAACATTTATTTCCCATTCTCCATCTTTGGCGGTAACAAAAGCACCAGCAGTTGCAGGTAGGTCAACATTTGCGTTGAACCATTCTTTAGGCATTGTAACATTTGCGGTAACGTAGTTCATGTGATTTATTTTGTGTTAAAGTTAATTAATTTCTTCTAATATTTGAAATAATTTTTGCATTGTACTCAATCTAACCTTTCCAGTCTTTTCTGCACGATTGACTGTGGCAAGTGAGATACCTGATAATTCTGCAAGTTTTTCTTGGGTTACTTCCTTGCTTCTTCTTAATCTTCTTAAGTCTTTATTTGTCATTGTTTTTGTTTTGATTATTAAATAAAATTGTATAAATCCGAATAAATATCTTTTTTGTTATCCTTGATTAACTTCTCACACGCTTTGCATCTACTTGCGTGTTTATCTTTTGAGGATGCATTTTTATTGAACTTATCCAATGGTTTTTCTTGTTTGCATTTAGTACATTGTTTCATTTTCAATCATTTTGTGGTAAGATAACAGAACGAACATATCCCATCAATCTGAACTGCTCAACAGTTTCTTTCAAGTGTTGTACTGCTTCGCCTGAATAAATCATGGCATCAATAAGTTCACCGAGCAACTTGTGTCGTTCAAAGGTGTTTAGGTCGCCCCATTTAGGCAGTGGCATTTCGGACATAGTGATTGTGTTTTTATTGTGATTGTGTAAAGTGATTTGCAAAGTCTGCATTTAACCCAAATAGGTTGCAGGATTTTCTTGGCATTCATTATCTACAAAATTGGTCTTGGAGTTGTCCTACTACCCAAAGCATTGCGATAATTGTTGCCCAAGTGATGATTCTTTTTGGTTTCATTGTTTTTTATTTTGTGATTTGATATATCAAAGATAATACTTTTTTTCAAACAAACAAATATTTTTTAATCTTTTTTAAAATATTTTTTGTCGTTTACCCATAAAAAAGACCCCCAATGTAGAAACATCAGGGGCAAATCACATTACTAAACACATTAAGTCACAATCAAATGTCGTTATTAAATAGCATCTTGTGCATATTTTTCACGGAATATTCAAGCATTTCCAAACAAAGTTTCTTTAGTTCCTGCATCTTTTCTACCTCTTCACGGGTCATAGGATTGGCAGTTTCAAGCATAGTTAGGACCTCAACGGATGAAGATATGTATTCGGGATAGGTATATCCTATCTCTTCCTCAATTTCTTCAACCTCTTCTTCGCCTAAAATGAGGTCCTCTTCCATATTAAAAGATTTGCCCCTTGTATATGTTTTTGTTCCTTACTTCAAAGTTTTGACCATCAATATCTACAATAGCAAACCCATGATTCCATTTGTTAATAGGTAGGTATGCTGGGTGTAATTCGCATAAGCAACCGAGAGACCAGGTAGTTGTTATTTCTCCGTTCATATTGCTTTCAGAATGAGAGGAACTTTGATGATTGTGTCCTTGCATTGCAGATACCTTACCCTTTAAAAACAATCCTCTTGCAATGTTTACAGGACTAAATACCGACCCACCAAACTCGTGACCGTGTATGATATTCAAGTCTCCTGCTTTCATTATACGCTTGTCCTTGATTATCTCAATACCTTCTGCCCTTGCTTTGATGATATTGCTGAAATCAAATTCCTCAATACCTACCAACTCATGTGCTTTCATCCAAAGAAAATGCTCATATCTTTCGCAATGGTTGCCCATTTTGTAATATATCTTGGCATTAAAAGTCTTTTTGATGACATCAACCAACTCCTTGAATGCTTGTAATTCATGAGCAACGTTTCGCTTCTTAGGGTCTTTCATAAACCTGCTAAGACCAAAAAAGTCTATAGTATCGCCATTCAGTAATATTGCATCCGGCTTTTCTTTCTTCGCATAATCAAACGCACAAGTCAATGCATCAATGCTATGGTATGGGATGTGTATGTCAGAAAGAACCAACAACCTCTTTGCATCAAGCACATAAGGTTCATACACCGCCTCATCTGACTGTGGTAAGTTGTAAGGGTTTCTTGGTCTTTCAGGCATTTGTTTTCTTACTTTTATTCGGTTGTTTGCTTTGCCTTCTATTGCTCTTAGCGTTCTTCTCACAGATTCTACATTGCTAAAAAGCAATTTATTTTCACTATAAACAATTCTCGCAAGTTTTAGTGATGGCATCTCCCATCCATATTTCTCACGATATTTCGCACAAAGTTCTGATTTGTTCATAGATTTATTTGAAATAAAGATTTGCTTCCGCTTCTCTTCTCCTTGTTAATCCTGCAAGTACCTTGCCACCTGCCTTGTTCCATTTCATGAACTCTGCCCTTATGCTTGGGTCTTTGTGGTTTGCGATAACCTTTTTTAGCAAGGTTGATTTTTGCAAATTGACTATCCCACAATTATATGAAAAAGAAACTAAACTCGCGAACTGGTTAGGAGTTATATGCGATGGCACTAATTTCGCCACTTTACTTGCAAACTCATCAGCAATCAGTTCAAACAATTTATTTGCCTTGTCTTGTGTTATTGCATGACCTGGGAGAACTGGTGAACCATCTTCGTAGAACGTATTGCCATATCCAATCGTCCACTTTTTAGCAGAGCATTGGTAGGCTTTTAGTTTACATCCCTCAAACTCTTTAATAAGGTCTGCACCTTCTTTGTTAAGTTTCATAACTTGGATTTAATGTACAAAGAACCTGCAATTACTGCAAGGATAAAAAACAACCAAAATTGCCTTCTTTTTGCCTTTCCTTTCCATTCTATCACCTCGTTACTTAAACGTGCTGAATCGGTCTGTAATAACCTCACACGAGCATTATCTACAATGAATGACTTGATGGTATCGTGAATGGTTAAAGTCTTTGTTATTGTGTTAGTCTTCCACTTGGTAACGTAAACAAATTCGTTTACTTTTTGGGTATCAATACGGATATCTAAGTCTATTATCGTATCTATCTCAACCAAAGTGTCTGACTTTGTTATAAATGTGGTATCATTAGCGCAAAACCCACTCCTTACCACTACTTCTGCAACTTGTGCTAATTTTTCCGTATCTCGTAAAACCTGCTTAACAGGGTTACATGATAGGAACAATAAGATTAAAAGTAAGTACCTCATTTCTTAAATATTTTTTCAGCAGATGAGAAACCAAGTGCGGATGATACGATGAACGTAACTGCGAAAATTGATGCATCATTTGGTTTGGCAATGACAGTAGCACAAAGAGATAAAGTGCCAATGAAGGCACAAAATCTTTTCATACTTAGTCTGTTGCTTTCTTCTGTGAAGAACTGCCTCATCCTTTGATTTCTTTATAAAGCCTATAAACGTTATAGACAATAGTTGAGATTCCTGCTAAAATAGCAACAACCACACCGATTTCGGAAAGGGCAATATCTGCCCAAACCTTAATCAGTATGGTTGCTACACACATTCCAATAGACTTGCTATCCATTCTCGTTGTTCTGCTTTTGAATTTCTTCGCCAATTTTAGCGTTAGTCTCTTGTAGTTGCTTCTGAAGGTACTCAATTTGAGCAAGGATGTCGTAGGCTTGTGCTTTGAGTTCTGTCAAGTTCATAGTATTTAATTTATACAA